TCTCAAAGTTCTGCATATGTAAATCCATATATTCTGGAGATGCTCTAAATGCGTAATCAGGTAACTTAGTTCCTTTAGCAGTAAACCTAGCATCTGCATCTTTCAAATAATTGTTAATTGCATTTATATCTTTTATATCAATCAAAGATAAATCTTTAGCATCTATTCCACCTTTATTTTGTAGCTGCCAATTAATATAAAAGTCTTCTAAGTTATCTCTTATAATCTCATTTTTATTAACTCTTGAGATAAATTCTTCTACTAGTTTTAACTCAGGATCTGTAACAGCTCTACTCTTTAAGTACTCTGCTTGATCCTTAGGTACAAACTTTTCTACTACTTTCTTTTCTATGACTTCTTTAGGTGTAGAAGGCTCTGGTTCAAATTTAAATATGTCTTTACTAATTTGATCGCCTTCTTTAAAAGTATTTAGTTTGTCATAAATACGGTCTTGTGTTTTAGTATAATACTCAATAGAGCCTTGACTAACACTTTTAGATTGCCAAGGAAATTTAGAATACTGTGTATTAACAGACTGTGTATAAAAAGGACTAAGTAACCATAAGTCAAAATAATCATTTAATGTTTCTTGAAACTTACTTGTTCCTCCACTTTGATTCATAGAGTTTGTTTTTGACCACTCTATTTCAATTCCTAGTCTTTTTAATTCATTATTTAATTTATTTGCATGTAGAGCTAGTTTTCCATATTTATAATTGACTACTTCTCTATCAAATAATTCACTACTTGAATGTGTTAATTCTTTACTTCCAAACTTATTAGGATTATTATTATAAGATGCTCTTTTAATTCTAGATGCTTCTTCTGCTATAGGTTTTAAATATTTATCTACAAATTTAGCTTTGCTTTTTTTAGATATAGGTAGTGAGTCTATAATTTTATACAAATCATATCCTTTTTGTGTTAAGGCTACATAGCCAGCTACTGCTTCTAAATCTCTTTCAAGCATGTATCTTATATCTTCATAGTTTCTACCTTTTTCTAACTGTTTAAGTATATTACCAGTATTAGATTTAAATACAGCTAACTGATTAATCTCTTTAATAACAGAATCAGGTATTTGTTGTCTTGTCTCTAAGTATTTTCCAATATTACTAACAAGTTCTGAGTGTCTAGTAAATAAAGCTTCTTCAAATATAGAGTCAGTTATTTTCATATCTTGCATTTTTCTACCAACAAAACTAGCAAAATTATCAAATCCTTTTATGTTTGCATTTTTAACAGTATTTTGTAACTGCGTCCAACTAACTTTTTTACTTCCTTTTCCTGGATCAATATCTCTAACAACGTTTGTTATATTACCTAATTTACTACCTCTTATTTCAGAAAATGATGTGTCTTTTAAAAATGTTCCACCTTTTGTTTTTTTTATTCTTATTTTAGTGTTAAATGCTTCTTTAACTAAAATATCTGGGAACTTTGTGTAGTCAACCATAGTAGGATAATTAGATGAGTCAGCAGATCTATTAACAATTTCTCTACCAAGTTCAATCAATCTATCATAACCGCCAGGTTTTAATTGTATATACTCTATAGTAGCATACTGTTTACCTTTTTTATTATAAACAGGTAAATTAGTTAATCTTCCTCCATTAGCTAATATATAATCTGCTATTGCAGTTAAGTTACTTTTAGCAATAACACCTAAACCTAATCCTTGATTACCTTTTGCAGCTGTTTCTGCAACATTTCTTCTTAAAGATGGAGAAAACTTACTTGTAGTAGTTTTATATATTTCAGCAGCAGATTCTTGTGCACCAAATAATCTGTCGTTTTTAGCTCTTTTAGAGTCAAGTAATACATCACCCCTCTCCCACTGATTTGCAGCGCCTTTAGTAGCTTTATGAAGCTCTCGTGGCATACCTTGATATATAAATGCAGAGTCACTATCTTTATCTGCACCACCTAAGTACGCATTATCCTTTGCATTAGTGGTAATTGAGTATCCCTTGTCACGAGTAAAACCAGCAAACTTAAGAGCACGTGTACCAGACATACTATCAGAAGGAACACGAATAACAAGCATTTCAAGGTCTGGATCATTACTATTTCTACCAGATTTTCTCCAAGCTTTTTCAAGAGTCATCTCCTCACCTTTGTATATAACTTTCATATTTCTATGACCGTCATCTAATTTAAAAAATCCTTCTTTTATATTTTTAGATGCGTTAAGTAAAGTAACAGGATCTTTAGGAGATAGCCATGCTTTAGCAGAGTAATCATATTTAGGGCTATATAATCTATTTAAAAAGTATTTTTTATATACACTTTCCCAAAACTGCCTAGAGTTACGACCTGCTTCTCTTTGTGATTGAGAAAAATTAGATGCGTCAAGTATTCTATTATTTCTATAAACATACTGCTTATATTCTTCTGGTGTAAATGTATCTACATCCTCTAATTCACCTTTTTTATCTTGACGTGCTATTTCCCTTGCAAACTTTTGTGCTAATTTACTATTACCATGGTTTACAAAAATATCATGTATAACATCTAATCCAACTTCATCAACTGTAAGTTTATTCTTTTTCATAAAAGATTCTATTTCTTTTATATCAGTCTTATCTTTTAAATGCGTTTTAATAGCTGTATTTAACTTCTCATTACCATTAATGCTAGGTTCAAATACTCTATCCCAAACAATAGACATAACACCTTCTGCTGATTTATTATTAAGATTACTTAATAGCTGTCTTACAATTCTTGATTTATTGTTACCACCAAACTTTTTAGGATCTACAAACGTTCCTAAATTAATCCTAATATCAGAATCTTTAAATTCCCCAGTAAACAACTCACCATTATGATTCCATTCTCCTCTTTCTAGTGCTGCTCTATCAAATTCATTAACTTTATTTAATCCTTTATGTTTAGCAGCTGAATCCATAATTAAAGCTTTAATGTTATTCTTTTTCATGTATGCATCTAATTCTTTAGGTGCACTTTTACCTGCTGCTTTAACAATCATAGTACCTTGTGGAGTTTTAACAACCATAACAGGTTTGTTCATATCAACATTCTTAGGTAGTCCAAGACTATCCATCATCTTACTTAAATCTGTTTGTCTAAAATAAATCGTACCATCTGTATCACTATCATAAAACTTTTCTTCACCCTTTTCATTCTTATAAGTCTCAGCTACTACATCTTTAAAAATAGCAAATTTACCACCATTTAATGTTCCATCCATTAAAGGCATAGATTTATCGTGATATATTTGCTCTCTTTTATTCCAATCAATTACATTTTTAGAAAAACCAGGTCTTTCTAATAAGTGTATTCTAGATAAATCACCATTATATAATCCGTTCCTATCTGCTTCTACTAGCACATTAGACTTCCATGCGTCTTCATGCATACGATTTAATAGATCAATATCTTTATGATGACTATATATTTTAATAAACTCTCTTCTACTAGTTTCATATCTATTTGATATTTCTGCAGCTGTAATATTATTTTCTTTAGCTAATGCTTCAAATAATTCTTCTTTGCTGTATCTTCTATACTCATCGTGATACTTTCTAATAGTAAAGTTAGACTTATCTTTTATTCCACCAAATATGTAAAATCCTTTTTCATCTAATCTTAAATCTGTTTCAAATACTTTCTCCCAAGAAAATACTTTTTCTGCATCTGTTTTTCTTTTATCACTATTAAATTTAAAATCTAAAGGTTTTTGTTTTTCATAATTAGCTTTAGCTCCAGGTTTAGCATTATTAATAAATACAGTGTCCCATAAAATATACTCTGTATTTTCTAGTTTATCTGCTGGTCTATCAAACCTAGACTCACCTAATATCTTACCATAGTAATCACCTTTAACACCAAGTTCTTTAGGAGAAAAAGGTCCTATAATTCTATTTTGCTTTCTACCATTAATATCAAAGTATTCTTCTACAGCAAATATGTTTCTTTCTTTTTCTCTCTTTTTAGTGTTTAATAATCTTTCTTGAGAACTTCCTGGCTTAGGATCTTTGCTTATATTTACATTAATATTAACATCATCCATGCTGTCCATTCTATGATCAGAACTATTAAGCATATCTCTAACATCTTTATGTATATAGTATTTATAACCTTTACCTGCATAATATGTATTGTAAAAATTATTTCCTCTATATCTATACTCTGCATCTATATCCATTTTAGATGGTTTTTCATTAGGTCCTAATCCCTTAGACTGTCTTACAAAATTTTCTATTTCTAATTCTATATTTTCTCTTGTGTCTCCAGATACTTTCTCTCTATTTCTTAAATAGTAATCTTTAGCATATTGTGTAGCTTCTTTATTTATATATTCTTTAGCACCTTTAGAGTAACTATTTATTTCAGGATGTAATTCAGGTCTAAAGATATAATCTTTTCTATTAGTAAAAATTAAATCTTGTAAAAACTGACCACCTTCTTTCTCTAAAGCAGGTCTAGATCCATATCCAAAGTAACCACCTAGTAATGTTTGGTATATAACCATTTCAATAGGTTCACCTTGTAATGCTGTTGGAATACCTAGCATACCTGCACCAATAGCTGACTTTAATCTTTGCTCACCTTTTTTATAATCTAAGGGGTTTTTAGATTTAAGATAATTACCAATCATTCTAAATTCACCTAAACCTCCAAAAGCACCACCTGCTATAGCACCTTGTACACCTGCATTCATAATCTCATCTTTTCCTTTCCATATAGATGATACTGCACTTGCTGCGCCAAGGTGTACTGCTTGGTCTATAATAGCTCTAGGAGCTGCTCCTTTTCTCATAAAATCTAAAGACTCTATATTAGCTTTACCAAATAGCTTTTTCTTTAAACCAGATTCCATTCCTGCTTTAGCAGCATCTCCAAACATCATTGGTACTGACCAGTTATTTGTTTTAGATGCTAGTTTACTTAATGCTTTAGCACCTACAGCTTTAAATGGAGCTGCCATTATACCAGGAGCAAACCCTGCTAAATGTCCAAGAGAATGTGCTATTGCTTCGTATGTAGTAGTAGGTTGATGTCCACTTAGTTTACCTACAGGAATAGTAGTAAAACCTTCTAAAAATCCTGTTTGTAAATTCATAACAGTCTTACGAAGATTAAAGTTATCTACTTTTCTTTTAAATGGAATATCGTATTGATTTGCTAATTCTTGTAATTGATCTACTTGTTCCTCAGAAAATAAAGTAGGGTTATATCTATAAGTCCTTACAAGGTTAAAAATTCTATCATTATATGTAGACATATATCTTAGCTATTGTCAAGAATAACTAATGTCATAATTTTAGTTCCGCCTTCAATAACAGTAGATGTAACATTTAATTGGGTTGTAACATCTAAAGTACCATGGTTAGCTGTAACGTAATCTTGTACATCTTCAGCTAATTTTCCATCTGCGTCACCATCATCACTAACTATATTTTTAGTGTCATGAATAAAAACTTTACATTTAATTGCCATGTTTACCTTTCCTTATTTTAAAATCCTAGAGGACTTCCTGTGAATATATCGTCTGCAAGGCTACCTGTTCTTGGACTAGGTGCGTTTTTTAAAGCTCTTCTTAATAAAGCATTAAGTCCAACACTACTTGCTTCTGCTGCATTAGATGCCATATTACTAGTTCTACTAATAATACTATCTCTTAATGGATTTAAATCAGCCATTTTATTTTTACCCATATCCATTAAAGATCTACCGCCACCTCTTGCATAATTCATACCTTTATAAGCAAGACCAATAGGAACAACTGCACCACCTAAGGTACCAAGTCCACCTGCTACTTTATCTGCTGTTGATTCACCAAAGTATTCTTCTCCAATAGATGTAGGTCTTAAAGAATTAGGAACTAAACCAAAAGCTGCTGTATCTACTAAATCAAATAAACCTTTTCTTATAGGTTTTGATTTAGGTTTAAAATCTAATCCCATCTGTGCAGCTAACATTGCTATTTGTTCTTTTTGTTTTTCAGGCAAATAATCTAAATCTCCTTTGTTAAATCTTTTTACTAATTCTTTTACTACATTATACATTTCATATTCTTGATTCATAATTATTGCCCCGCCTTGTTTAAGTAATTTATTCCACCTTTAAAGTTTTTATTTATATAATCAAATAATTCTTCATTAGAAAGTTGTTTTGTGTTATCAGTATAAGCATTTATTAATTCTTTAATTTTTAACTGAGTAGGTCCAGTTGCTCCTGAATATAAACTAGGATCATTAAAATTTTTAAACTCTGGAGCAGGTATGTAATCTTCGCCTTCAGTAAAGTACTTTTTAAAATTTTCTGATCTAGGATTGAATCCTTCTAAACCTAATCTAAATAAATTAGGCCTTTCATTTTCATATTTTTCAAGTTCTTTTTTATATATATTTTTTTTATACCTATCATCAAGAATATCTTTAACTATATTATCTACAACTACATCGTCTTGCTTTGCTCTATTAAACGCATAAAGCATAGGCTCAGTTTTTAATTCTTCTAAATCCATTCTTCTGTCATACTGCTGTTGATTCTGCATTCTTGACATTTGATTTTGCGCTGCTTGTGCTATTGAAAACATATTAGTTAATACCTACTTTCTTTAAATTAAATGCTGGTGCTATTGCATTAGCTCCTGCTTGTCCTAATACCCCTATTGCTGGACCAGCTAGACCAGATACTAAGCCACCTACAGCACTCATTGCTGCTGCTTTAGCTTGTTGTTTAGCTCTTTGATTTGCTTGTTGTTGTTGCCTGTACATACCGTTTAAACTATTTCTTGTGCTAGCTGCACTTGCTTGCATTGATGCTGCTTGACTTAAATAACCAGAAGCCATCTGTTGATTAGCAAGACCTTGTTGCATATTAGCATTTTGAACTTGATTAAGAATTGCAGATGTAGTGTCTGTTTGATTATAAGATTGACCTGTTCTAGCAGCTTGTCTTCTTTGCATCATATCTGTTTGTGCTTGTACATCAAAAGCTTGTTCTCTATTCATCTGTCTTTGCATTTGATTTCTAGTACTATTCATATTAAACATATCATTAGATCTATTAAACGCTGCTTGCGACATACCAACTTGTGCTGCTGCATTTGCACCTGCACCAAATTGATCTATTGGACTTCTATCTATAACTGCACTGAATAATCCCATTTAACCTCTTTTCTTTATCATTGTTAAACCAGACGTTTCAAACCAACCTTCATCTGTTCTTACTTCTAAAACTACATCTCTATCAGATTTTGTAGTAACTCTAACATCTCCAGGTTTACCGCTTCCTTCTTGTTCATAGTCTGTAACGCTAGAATTCACACTATCTATCAATGTGTTAATTTCGTTATAAATCTTATTTATTGCAAGTTGAACTTCTGCATCTGCAACTTTTGGAGGATGTTGTAAACTTTTAATTTTAGGCATTATTTTGTTCCTTTATCTATAAAGTGTATAGCAAAGCTATCTACTATACCTTTTTGGTTCTGGAAATAAATCTCTATATTTTTACCTTTACATTTAGAAGGTAATTTAATTATAGGGCATACATTAAATATTCTAGCTTGCTCAATACCTGATGTACTGCTATCTACTAATTGATGCTCTACAGCTGTTGTTCCAAGTTGTGCTCTTGTTACAGTTAAACTTGTTGCTGTTGGATTTCCAGTAACTAGCATACACTCATTATTTAACAATATAAAACTTCCAACAGGTGGTAACTTACCTCCTATTGTAGATTCATTTAAACCAGTAACATCAATTGTTGTAGCATCTACTGCTAAGTGACCTGATCCTCCTTGAAAACAACCACTAAATTCTTTTGTAAAACCTTTATTTTTAGATGGATTTATATTTGGTATTGTTAATTGTTGTATATCACCATCTACATATACTACTAAATCATCATTCCATTTAGGAGGTGTACTTATAGTATCTAAAGTAGGTGTACCTTGTAGTTTAATTCTACTCATTCTTTTTGTATTAGTCTGCTTAGTTAAAGATAATTTTTTACTTAACCATTTCCAATCTTTTACTGTAGTATTCTTTTTATAATTATAAATAAGATTACCATCTGATATAAGTATATCACCATCCATGCCTTGTATTGCTTTTTTAACAAGTGGTGCTTCCCAATAATCCCATCTATTTCTAGATATATTATATACCCAAGCTCTAGAAACACCATTATTACAAGCTCCTTGCTCACATGAACCGTGAACAAAGCAAACAAAAGAATTAGTAGGACCATCATAAAATACAAAAGGATTTACACCTACTGTATCTTCAGAGTATTCTACAGCTTTTTGCCATCCTAATTTGTAACCTTCAAAAGTAGATACATCTAGTATATTTGTACCTATTGGTTTAGCAATAGATCCATTGTGTAAATAAATATTGTTTACATCTGCAAAACACATTCCAAACTCTGTAACTACAAAAGCATCTTGACTTAGACAACCTACACCTTCAAATGTATCTTCTATAAACATTTGTTGTGGATTTATAACATATGTATTATTTCTATCAAAAGCATATATTTTGCCATTAAATGATGCTAATGCTGTAGGTATATTAGGTAATACTAAAAAGTCGTTTTTATAGTCAAATTGACTAAAATTACCTGGTTTAGATTTATATATGTATTTTTTAGTATCATCTTCTGCATCTTTATGCCAAGCAAGACCAACAAATAATTGGTCATTAATTTGTGCACTTAAAGAATAATTTAAACTAAATGTTTCTCTTTCTTCATTAATGCCTGTTAATGCTGCATAAGATGCAAATCTTTTACTATCTCTAAATGTAAATTTATTTACTCCATTTTCATTAATCCATACTCTACTATCTAATGGAACTTCTTTTACTAATCTATATAAATCACCATCTGTATTTTTTCTATAAATAACAATGTGAGTAACTCTAGGATTAAAAGTAAAATTTTCATCTACATTTACAGTTACATCATGACTAGATCTATTCGCAGTCATTGTTTTGTCATAAAAGAAACTACTCAATGGGCTTTCTTGATAACCATCATATAATAAAGATACTTTATATTTAATATTTTGAAGATTAACAAACTCTGATTCTGTGCCTTGTTCATTACTAAAAGTTAATAATGGATTATTTACTATATAAAGATCAGCGTCAAATGCTGAAAAAGATCCCGCTGTATAATCATAACCTTCACCTGTTAAAGGTGCTACAAATTGTTTATTTACATTATTTATTTTAGCGTTAGCAGATCCCCATATTGCGTGTTGTGCATCTTCTCCATCAATTATATCTTCATTAGGCGTTAAAGATACTGGTATAATTTTAGAATGTGTAGTGTATTCAGTAACAAATTCTTGATCTACTGTATGCAATAACCCTGCTATTTTACTAGAAAGATAGTTATTAAAACTTTGTCCAGAAGTATCATTGTAAAATTTATCTTTATATGCAGATAACGAAGATGTAGGCTCTCCTCCTATAACACTAGTTGTAGAAACAAATAACTGATTGTCTAAAGAAAAATTATTATTAGCTATAGGTTGTAAACTTCTAACTAAATCTAATGGTCCACCTTGGAATTCAAATGGTCTCATTTCTGCTGCATGATAAGCCATTGTTTCAAAACCTGGTGAATATCTATTTATATCATATGTTATTTGTGATTTAGAATCAGTGTTGCTATATCTATTAGTTGTAGCTTGAGTGTCAGTTTGATTGTAATAATATTCATCTCCTCCACCTCTATTACCGCTAGTAACACTTGTAATAGAATAAGCACTTTTAACAGATGTAATAATAATTTGTTGATTAAATCTTTCCATATTATGATTAGTTGCATTACCGCTAGGGGTTACTTTTTCGGCTAAATCACTAGAACTTAAACGATTTAAATGACCATCTACACCTCTAATAACTATTGTTTGTGGTGCTGATGTACTTGAAGAAGTATATGGTCTAAATTGTTTTTGATTTCTACCCCAAACAAAACTTGTTCCACCTTCACTTTCTCCAGTTGCTACATAACCAGAAGCAGATCTATACATAGTAGTAGTTCCTAGTAAAGGTTCACCTGATAACCATTTTCTATCGATATATAAATAATCTCCAACTTGACCTTGAACCATATTGCCATCAGAAGCATTAGAAAAGGGAACTATTGTAGGAACTAATTTAGTACCATCGTATAAACTATATGTGCCAGATGTATAATAAAGATTATGTAAATCAGTTGCAACTTCCCCTGATCCTCTTGTAGATATATGTGTACTAGTTGCAGTATTATAAATACATCTCTTTTTAAATTTACCACCATTGTTATAATGCCAAGGTATTTCATTATTAGTGTGTGCTGTAGAATTTGAAGTACTAGCATAGCGACCTGCAAATGTTCTTGTATCAGACTTTGCAGAACCAGTGTCTGTTATTTTAAACAATACGGGAGTATCATTAAATGTTCTAAATTGATTTTCACGAACTGAATGACTATTATCTCTTTCGCTATCATTCCACATCCATGTATGACTAAAACCTTCTATAGCCATTTTACCATTAACTATAGCTGCAAAACATACTTGGTGTTTATTAGCACCTTTGTGCCATTTAGTGTTACTAAAAGATAAGCTGTCGTCATATGCTATAGCACTATAGTCAGCAGGTATTTCTTCTAATGGTTTTACTGTACTTAATGTATGAGAAAAAGGCGTAGTTAACCTAGGCTCTCCTTCCATGCTACCATCAAAACCTATATAATTACCTAATGATGTATGAGTATAATAACCTGAACTTTCCCAAGATATACCGCTTCCATCTCTTCTCATCACATAAATATTATTAGGACCAGCTCCTTGGTGAACAGTATAAGATGAAGATTGTGGCAATATAGTATTAGATGCTTCACTATTACCTTTACCTAACATCATAGAACTTTTTTGTATATAAAAATTACAATCTCCCTTTTTCCAAAATCCTGTATCATCAGCTCCATGACTATCAGACATTATATTTTTTTCACACTCATCATAAGGAGGAGTACGATCATATACTACAGCAGTATTAGATTGAACTGTAGTTGGATAAAAATTATATAACATTAAATCCCATTTTTCATGTGCACTGCCATCTTTTCTTTTCCATAATACCCATACTTTGCATGAATAGTATGGAAATGAATCTTGATTTCCGCTACCTGTAGGGTGTGTTCCTTGTGCTTTAAATTCGTTTAAACCTTCTACTTTAGTTATTACAGTATTACCTTGGTAATTAGTATGCCCTTTACCATCTTTATTTATAAAGCCTGTAATAATATTACCAGTATCAAATCCATGATTTAGATTACTTGCATGTGATTGTATTTTAATAGTTTTATCTGCTGCGTAATCTTTTAAATCACCTGTTTGATTAGTTTGTGCATGATGATGCGTCATATTACCTGGATTAGCACCTGCGCCAGCAGAATCTGTATCATCATCATAAACGTATCTTTCTGCTACATTATTTTGAACAGCTGTTGGTACTTTAGAAGTATCAGTTGCATTATTCCATGTTTCAACTATACCTGCAATGTTAGAATTTACAGGCTCTTTAGACCAAGAATAAGATTCTACCCAAGCTCCACTAGATTCTGTAATTGTTGTATCAGTATCTTCTAAGTTATGATCTATAGTTTTTATATTTGAAGAATTAGAATATCCATATTCATTAAATCTTTTAGCTCCATATATAGCTCCATACCAATGTTTAAAATTACCATCATATTGAGAGTCTTGACATCTTCCTATATTAGAATAATCTAATACCATTTTAGCATCTAATTTTGGACCTTTGTAAGTGTCACTATTATGCTGGCTATGAAAATCTGTTAAGTTAATTCTATATAAATTACCATTACTTGTACCTACCCAATACATCATATGCAATGGTCTGCATCTTTGATCTGATACATGACCACTATCTATTGTACCATCACAGTAATATAAATAATTAGAATTAGTTACAGATGTACCAGAAGTTAAAGGACTTCTACATTGTGCTATTGTAGTTATATCTTCATCATCTATAAGTTCAGATAAATCAACAAAACTAACTCTATCTAGTTCTGTAGTAAAATCATCATGTGCAGGTGAAGTACTTATTTTGTATATCTTAGATGTTCCTTCTACAATTGCCATCATAAATGCTGGTTCTGTTGTTGAGGCATTACCTAAATATTCAAATTTTAAACTTGATGTAGTATTATCAACAACCATAAATACATCATCGTCTGCTAATGTAACATCGTCATGATATTTATATCTTTTAGCATCTCTTAATTTATCATCGCTAGAATCATGGCTTGCTGAAGATACTTTAAAACACCACCCTATTTTAGGCGTTGAATCGTTTGTTTTTCCATATTCATTAATATCATTACTGTCATCATCTCCTAAAGCATATACAGCACCTCCTGACTCAAATGCTACTTGCATAGTTACTGCATTTAAATCAGGTAAAACTGCATGATAGCATTGCTGTTCATTAAACGCAGTATTATTATCGTGTATTTGTTGTGCAGTAATATAATCGTAGTTGTTAGGCGCTGCTGATTCATCTATAGAGTCAAGTTTATCATTAACAATAAACCAGCCTGTAATATCTTTGTTTATTTGCACTGTATCTATATATCCAACCCATTTAGTATTAAATATCTCTGAACCACCTAGCCCTATAAATAAATTTTTATTTCTTTGTTGAATAGTAGACTTACTATCATTAGTAATATTACTTGCAAACTCAGATGTAAAGTTTTCTCCATTAGTATTATATATATCATCCCATTTAAATATCTTATCGGAAGTATAATTAATTCCAAATAAAGTATAAACCTTATCATCCATATTAACAACAGCCATATCATTTAATTGAAATACTGTGCCTTTTCCTTCCGTTGTAATAGTTGGTAAAATACAAGAAGTATTTATTTCTATAATTGATGAATCTTGTTGAGGAACAACACTATCTGGATTATTTGGTATATAAAACAATGGTGCTTCAACATCTACAGAAGGAGATATTGTTATTGTATCTGTACTAACACTAGAAGATAAACCATCTTGTGCGTTTATTGCAGTGTTTAAAGCTGTTGCTATACCATTAACCCCTTCAGAAATACCTATAGCAACTGATACTGGCGTATATCCTTCTATATCAGGAACTACCCCTGTACCACCCTGTACAAAGTAAAATACATATTTTAATTCTTCATAGCTAGAATTATATGTTACTGCTTGTATTGTAGCACTAGTATAATCTTGTTTATTTTCGCTTATATCTTTTTTAATTACATAACTTCCTAATGGTGTAGTAGATAAATCTGCATATAAAAAATTTACAGTAAAAGTATTTACACTAGGAGTTCCTACAATTACTAATTGTCCATCTAATTCTGTGCCACCTGATGTAGCATCAAAAATTATTGTATCACCAGCTGCTAAATTATGATTATTGTCTGTAAATTTTACATTGCCATCAGTGTGTGCTCCTATAGCTGAAACAGAATAACTATTATAAGTTTGAACAGATCTTAATACTTTTAATGTCTGTACAGTTTTAGCACCTGTTGTAAAACCCTCGTTATTTTGCAATACTTGATCGTTAGATATTGCTTGTAATGTACCATCTTCTGATACAGGATTTATATTTTTAGAATATGAAGCTGCATCGTTAGGTATATCGGTTTCTGAAGGTGAACCTACAACTCCAGATGTAAACGTTGATATTTCAAAACTACTTTTAGCCAACTATAACTTCTCCCCATAATGTTGTTTTACCTTTTACTATCTCAACAACTTGTACATTAAAATTACCATTTTTAAAAAAATCTACTATAGCAAATGCGTGATTCCAATTAGTCAATCTACCGCACAGCCAATCTTCATCAATTTCTATATCTTTCAAACAACCTAAACTCCATGCACTAATAGTTCCACCTTTACGTGTCTTAGTAAATCTTTGTAGGTCATGTGTATGACCATACATAATACTCTCACCATAAACATCTATGTGCTGGAAAGAATGATATTTACCAGTAAACTTACCATGTGTAAAATTCAACTTTCCTATCTTTAAATTTTCTTTTTTATTATAAGGATAATAATTATATCCTCTTTCTTCTAACTTTAGAGCATTATAAGTTTTATAATGACTCAAGTATGGGTATCTTGTAACAAACTTATCTAACCATACTTCGTGATTACCTTGAACAAAATGTCTTACATTGCAACCTGCTTTGTCTAACGCTTTATCAATTTGATCCATACCTTTATTAACTGCTTTAACATCTTTGTTTAATAATGGTATTAAGTCTTCCATTGGTTTAGCATTTCTGCCTTTCCAATAGTGCGTACTAAAATGTTCCCATTCTCCAGTATCTCCTAAATCAACGTATTCGTCTGGCTTAACAATTTTAATAGCCTTACAAACTACGTTAATAGCTTTCTGATCATGTACTGGAAAGTGCTTGTCAGGAGTAACTATTACTCGTTTGTGTAATTGCATTCTATACTTGCTTCCCAATAATCAACTGGTATGTATATATATCCATATATCATCTCAATTCAAAATGTGGAAAGTCGTCAAATTTGTTATCGTCAACTTCAAAGTTCATGTTCCAATCTCCTCCCCAACGTAAAGTAATACCCATCCCACGAGCCAACCCAATGACGAACCCACTAAAAAGGTGGAAACGTTCACGATCTTTCCAGTCAATAGGGTAAGGCACGACATCAACAGCCCTACTAGGCTTAGAATTATGCCTACCGTTAGGGTAATGTACCTTAGTCTTTCCTTCTGAGAATAATTGTTCTTGTCTTTCTTCACTTCTATGCCCTTCTAAAACAGAACAATCTACATGTTTTATAACTTCATTAAATACTTTCTGAAGATCTTTATGACATGTAGCTAAGTTTTCTCTGCTTCTTTTTCCAAACCTAGGCATTACTTCTTCTTTATAACTTTAGTTTTACCATTATGAGTTCTAGCGTATTTATGTGTTTTAGTTTCTCTTATAAGAGTACCACTATATCGCTTTCCTCCCCACATCCAGCTTACTTTTTTACCCATTACTTCTTACCTTTTTTAGTTCTTTTTTTTCTAGTAACTCTTTTTTTAGGTCTACCTCTTTTTTTACCGTATGTTCCTTTTCCGTATGGCATAACTTCTCCTATTTAGACTTTATTTTATCAACTATAGGTTTTAAGACCATGTCCCAAACCAAATCATCTTTTGTAGATGGTGATAACTTTATACCTTTTTCTAAAACATATAAAGCTAATAACATCCATTCCCAGTTCGATGTAATAAATGATAACATTATTTTCTCCTAGATTTCTTTTTTGTTTTCTTTACTCTTTTAGCCTTGCAACCACAGGTAGTACAAACATACTCTGCTTTTGCATGAGCTAATTTTTCTAACTTCTTAATTCTTCTATCATGCTCTTGTATCTTTTTAAGCTCACGATTATCCATTACTTTTTTTATAACAGTATCGGCTAGCTTTTTTAATAGCATAGCTTGTATCATTTTTTATCTTTCTTCTCCTTTTTGCTATCTTTTTGCTCTTCTAACATAGTTTCTACTAGTTCTAAAGCACCTTGTAACTTTAAATAATAAGCCTCTGCTTGTTTAAGTTGTGCTTTTAGATTATCTTTTTTTGTCTTTAGTTCCATGTATTCTCCATTTTATTATTTAATTATATTATTATCAGTCGCTATTTTTTCCAATGCTTAATTCATTTTCTATCTTACTTAGAATATCATTCTTTGCATTTTCACAACAACTAACATATTTGCTATCATCAGGATAACCATCAAAACCCCATCCTTTATTCATTATTATAGGATTGTCTTTTGGAAGTTTTTGTAGTTCATCATAATTATCAGTGTAACCTACTCTCGATATATCTTTGTTTTTATATTTTTTTATAATATTTAGTAGCTTATTAATCATTAAAAGTTAGTTCCAAAAAATGTTGCATTATTAGTTACAGTTGGTGTTCCACCACCACTGACTGTATATTCTAAATATGGTATCATAGATGTAACTGTAGAATCTGATTCTCCAAAATAAAATGCTCTTTCTAAGTTTTCGTTAGTTGTAGCGCTTCCTGGTCTTTGGGAAAATCCACTATGATCATCATAACTATCTTGATAGTAAGCATCATAATCCATCATACATATTTTAAAAGTACTTAAACTTTGTAAATCAGATTTAGCATCTGAATTAAAAGAAAAAGATTGAGCAAAAGGATTAAGACCTATATTAAGTAAAGATGAAGCAGCGCTAATTATATTTCTATTTGTAGTTTGTACACCACTTGAAGTAGTGTGGCTAGAATGAATATCAGTCACTACTATTTCTGCAGAATATTCTTTTACAAAAAAATCACTACCACTCCAATTTGAACCATGACCAGAGAATTTATTCCATTGTTGACTACTAGCTCCTGCTGAAGTATATTCTGATTTTAAAAATATAATACTTATGTCATTATGAGGAACTGTTTCACCAGTAGGATATGCTACTCTTGCCATTCCTCTGCATTCAAATGTTAAATCACTAACAGTTCCAGTTATTCCAGATGAGTCAAATTCCATGTGTGTTTGGGCATGTCCATATTGTCCAGCTGCGCTTACAAATTGTGTTCCAGGTCTAAAAGTAGTAACTTCCCCACAACCTGGTCTTTGATTGTCATCTCCAAATGCTGATTGATCTGATTGATTTCCAAAAAATAATCCAGTTGCGCTATCAGCAAAATCATTATTTCTTATTAAATCAAAATTTGAACTCGATCTTGGATCAAATGGAGAACTAGTATCACTAACAAATCCGTAAATTCTTGCTTCTTCTGAACTTACATTTAAATCTGCATCTAAATATTGTGCAGAATTAAAATCTAATGCTGTATCAGGTTTTAATATTTTTGTGTATCTATAGCTTCCATCATCATTTTGTTTTAATGTGTGAGTAGTATAGTAATTTAAATTGTTATAATCTTCATCAAATGCTACTGGTAATCCTATATTAAAACAATGATTAGATATTTTAAAACTAAAATTATTAAGATCATTTGGTTTATAATAATTAGTGTCAACTTCTATTTTTAAATCTTTATTAAATTTATTAGAAATGTCTGTGCAAAAATCAGATAGTTCTAAATTTAAAAACGAGGTGTCTTCAAAATTCTTCCTTTGAAATAATGTTTTAATCTTATCAGGTATATCAGCAGTATTAATAAATGCAAAAAATACTTCATCTGTTGCACCATATCCACCAACTTTTTTATTATCTTTTGTAAAATATTTACCACTACCTCCATCATCAAAAACCTCCAATCCATATATATCACATATATTGTTAGACATTACACTTTCTATATTACTCAAATTATAAGCCTGTGCTGTAAATACAATAGCATCTTTAAAGTAAATACTACTTCCTGATTCAAACATATCTAAAAAACTATAATCTGTTAAATCAGAATCTCCAAACTCTTCTTCATCTGTATACTTACCTTTAGCTATAAAATCATCTGTAATTTTACCTGCAAAACAATCAAAATAAGAAATATCTTTATTTAAGCGATTATATGCACCGTGTATACCTAAAGTTGTACTTCCAATATTTTCACCAATATTAGTTAAATTAAATCCAAAATCTCTTATTACAGTATTTTCTTCATACTTACTATTTTCTAATGTTAATCCTTTAGCATATATGTCAAATTCTATTTTACAATCTTTAAACGATTTATTTAACTTAACAAGCTGCCTAACTTTTCTTCTTGTTAGTAATACTTCTAGATCTGTTTCTACATTAAAATCTTGTAATTCTTCATCTAATTCTACATTAATTAAACTAAACTCTAATTGTTGTGTTCCTAAATGTTGATTTTTATCAGGTCTAACTCCTACTACTTTATGTGGATTGTTTCCTTTTCTTTTACCTACACTCATTATACCTTTATCCATTAAAGATATATCACCAATAGTAGATGTAGTATCGTTAAATGTTAAATCAATTTCATCAAATGTTCCATCTGGTTTTTTGTACCATAACGGAGCACTAATAGGATACAGTTTGTAAGTTGTATCATCTACTTGACAATGTGTTCTACTTAATGCTTTCATTCTTAAAATATTTTTTATATTTTTTTACATCTTGCTGCCAAAACTTTAAAGACTGCTTTAATATTTTATTATATTGTTTTTTAGTCATTAATCTTGAAAATCTAAACTTGCTACACCATAACACACTTGATTATCTGCATCCCAAAAAAATGATACTATATCAACGTGATTAGCATCTGTTGTTAATGTTGGATTGCTTCCACCTGCAAACTTAACAGTAGAAACTGTTGCTGCTGTACTATCATGCTCAAATACTAAATAACCATCAGCTGCTATTGTTCTGCTTCCAACGCCATCTTGTTTTAATAACAAAGTAAAATTACCTGATGTATTTGGAAAAAATAAATTTAAATCTAGTAAATTATCAGTAAGTGTTACCATTTGCTTATTACCTGTTCTAAAATCTACATTAGTATCAGCAGCATTAAATGTAGGTGTTACTAAATCAAAACCTACACCACAACCATCAAACTCTACATGACCATTAGGCTCTATATTTAAATGACCTGCTATGCTACTATTATTAGTACTAATTGTAGTTTCTGCATTTGCTTCTGTTTTTAATACAAAGTAATTATTTGCATTTGCACTATCAAGAAATACTAAGTCTGAACCACCATTAGTAACAGTTTGATATATACCTATATTTATATCTCCACCTGTTACTGACTGAATCATGCCATAATTATTTTGACTACCACTTGTACCTGCAATTATAGTATTTCTTATGCCATAGTTGCTAACTGATCCTATGTGAGTTACACTATTGCTATTTAAATCTATTTTAAGTCCTTGATTAATAACTAACTGTCCACTTTCAGAGACACCTGTATGGTCAAAATCTATAAATATACCATTTGTAGTGCTGCTGCTTGTTGCTGTACTATTTTTATCAATAGTTAATGTACCTTGCATTTCATCGTCAGCATTGTTTGTTACATAGTTAGTAACAGCTGCTGGTATAACTGTGTTTCCAGCCATTGCTGTACTTCCAGTTGTTCCAATAGTTAAGTTACTTGTACCAGCACCTATATAAGTTCTTAAATCAGCACCTGTAACATATTTAATAAGCCCGCTATCTGACACTAAAAATTTATCTGTATCACTTGTTGCTTCAGGTATAGTAGTAATAGTTAAGTCTTCATCAAATGTTATTGCATTTGTTATATTACCACCTGTGATTGTTAAATCACCAGCAATAGTAGTAGATGATGCTGCTCCATATCCTATGGTAGTATCAATAGTATTATCAGTATATGCTATAAATTCTAATGCTGATCTATTAGTTCCATTAGTTATAAGTGCTTTAGTGTATTTACCAGTCTCTTGACCATCTGCTATACTTCCTATTTGAATAGTATCTTGAACATAAGTAACATCTTGGTCTGCATCATTTTTACCATCGTAAGATTCAATAAAAATCATATCAGCATTAGAAGGAGATGCGCTGTTATGTTTATATGTAACAATAGGACCAAATGAACCTGCATCAGTAGATGTTATTTGAAAACTTGGCTTAAGAGTGCTTGGACTATTATCTACTATAGTTACATCACCACCATCTGCATCTAAAGTTATATCTCCGCTTACATCAAATGTTAAATCGCCTGTTCTTGCTATTGTAGCAGGCATAGTTACTGTACCAGTAAATGTAGGACTTGCTAATGGTGCTTTTGTAGCTATTGAATTAGTTACTGTTGTAGAAAAGTCTGCATCGTCTCCTAAAGCTGCTGCTAATTCATTTAATGTATTTAATGCAGCAGGAGATGAATCAACTAAGTTTGATACTGCTGTAGAAACAAATTCTGTTGTAGCTATTTTAGTAGAACTATCTCCAGCTGATTGTGTAGTAGTTGTTGGACTACCACCTAATGATATACTACTAGCTAATGTATTAATGTTGCTTGTACCAGCAAAAGTACTTAACGCAGTATTTTCCACATTATTTAATGATAACATAGTTTTTAAATTAGCAGGAGTTATTTCTTCTATTATGCCTGCTCCTGCAGAATCTCTACCTAATATTCTATCAGTAGCACTAACGTTTTGCATTTTAGCATACGTAACTTGATCATCAGCTATATGAGCAGTATCAATAGATCCATCTACATAATGTTCACTGTTAATAGAATCATCTGCTATATTATCTCCATCTACAGCATCAGCAGAAAGGTGAACATGATCTATACTTCCATCTGTATAATGTTCACTATCAACTGCATTGTCTGCTAAGTTATCTCCTTCAATAGCATCATTACCTATATAAGCATGAGCAATTGGAGTTGCAGTCCATTCACCAGTAGTAATAGTCCCTACTGTAACTATGTTTGCTTGTGTAAAATGTTCAGTAGAAGTATAATTGTCTAAAGAGTTATGATCTATTTCACTAGGCACTGATGTAACAGTAACAGTTCCACTACTATTAGTTACATCAATACCACTTGTACCTAATATACTAAATGATGCTGCGCCACTATTTTGATTAAATCTAGCACCAGATCCTGAATCTGTAGTTACTTCTACTGATGTAATTGTTCCAGTTGTTGTACTATAACTATAAGATTCAATTTTATTTTTTATAGCTGCTGCACTCATTATTGTAGTATCATTGTCTGTAAATGCACTACCTATATTAACATTTGTAATTCCTGTAGTACCGCCTGCTGATGTATCAAATGTCCAAGTACCAGTAGTTGTAAAACCACCTGCTGTTATAACACCACTTGTAGTATCATCTCCACTATTTATAAGAAATGCGTCATCTACATTAAATGTAGTTCCTGCTAAAGTTAAATTTGTTCCACCTGTATAAGTTGTATCAGTATTTAAATCATCTACTACTAAATCTATAGTTCCATCACCATCTTGATATGTAGCTGTTATTCTTATTTCAGTATTACTGCTAAACATATTACCAACTATATCTTGAACTTGTTCTGTGCTTAATTGAGTATTTGTATCTGGTGGTATTTGAAAAGTGCCATCTTCTCTTAAATATTTTGTAGTAGTTCCTGTAGATCCAGGATTAGGTACAATACCTGCATTGTCATTGTCAAATGGATTACCAGTTGCCCATGGTACATTATTTACATTTATATTTGTAGAACCTTGATCTGTTGTCCAATCTATATGTTCACTAGAAACATATCCGTTTAAATTATCATGATTAGGTACTTTAGAAGCTGTTAACGCAGTAGCATTCCAAACGCCTGTACTTATTGTACCTACTGTAGTTATATTTGGTTGTGCTGCTGTAGTTAGTGTTCCAGAAATACCAGCACTAGATAAAGTAACATATGTTGTATCACCTGCTGAATTTTTAATAAAAAGATTACCATTAATATCTACATTTGGTGATGTTATATCTAGTGTAGTTTCTGCAAAGGTAAGTATATCTGTATCAGAAGAATGACCTATAGTGTTTCCTGTAATACGTATATTTCCAACAGTAGTAGAGTTAAGTCCTAATACGGTAGTTAAATCTGAATCATCTCTATTCCAAGTCGTCATTAAAACTCCTACATGTCATGTTGTTTAATATTAAATCCTGTGTCTAATCTCCTTGAGTTAGCATATTTTTTAGCTTCTATTAAATGAGACATATAAACTTTACTCCAATAATCTGCTAAAGGCACACCTTCTACATTTTTTCTATATAAATATTCCATAACCTTAGCAACAAGAGCATCATGAAACTGTTCTGGTAGTTTAGAATACTCTGCTAAGTTTATAGAACTTCCAGTACTAAATTTACTTAATTCAGTACCACCGCCATTGTCTACAGTAGCTATTTCTTTACCGTATACTCTTATTGTATCTCCTGCTATAGATGGTGGTGAAACTTCTGATCCATAAGTAGATGTAGTACCTATTGCTAGTTTACCACGTTCTATCCACCATACATATCCACTTGAATTTAATACTGCCATTATTCATTCTCCGTTGCATATATTTTTGCTAATTCACTGCTAAGAACTATAGAGCTAGGAATTTCTAAACCTTTAGCTTGAGCCAACATAGGCATTAATGCTTGATACATTTCAAATTCTTTTCGTCCTTCTTTTGTATCAGGACCAGTATATGTTGCTCTATACCTTTTTTCTCCTGTATCTTTATTAAGTTCTGTAATTAAACCTGATCCAGGAAACATTTTTTTAAGAATAGCTCTATATGATGCATAATCAGATTTATTAGGTTCTGAATCAAGCCATTTTTCTATTTTAAATCTAAACTCTTCATCGTTAATTATTGATAAAAAATCTTTTCGTGGATTTTTTTCTTCTGTTCCATATCCAAATCTATCTTTCGCCATTATGTTAAATCCTCATCTTCTTTCTTTGGTTTACCTGCTAATCTATCAGCTCTTTCTTTTTTAATGTATACATCTTCTATTGTTGTAATAGCACTAGGTAAAGTGTAATATGTTTGATTCTTTACTGTACCTCCTGATACTACATAAGAGCTGTTTGATACTCTAGATTGTATACTAAATTCTCTGTTTGCACGATTTAATAATTGTATAATTCTTTGATCTGATACTTCAGGATGCTGTTCTTTAATTATTTCTATCATTTGTTTTAAAGTCATTATTGTTCTGTGCCTCCTGTTGTAAACATTTCCATATATTCTGCTTTTAAAGATGCTGCTCTAGCAGTCATCAATTGATTTAATTCTGCGTCTTCATCATCTTCCATATAATTATGTGCTAATGCTTCTGCTATTTTATAAGCAGCGTATTTCAATACATAATCATAATATTCTGCTGGAAACTTATCTATTGATGAAGTTGGACCATCATAAGCTGTTACTGCATATGTTGGTAAAAATATATAATATAAAGGATTAGATCCATCTGGTGCTGGTTTAACAGTCATATATTGTTCTTGAAAATAATATACAGGATCATTAGCTGAAGCATAATGCATTGAATCAGCATCTGTATATTTATGTATATTGCTAGGACTAACTTGTATAGCAGGTATACCATTTCTTTGTACATATATAATTTCATGTACTTCGTCTATATCTATAGCATTTCCATTAGTTATAGCAGGATCTGACCATACTCCAAACTTTTGAGCAGTATCTGATCCTTCTAACGATTTAAACTTTCTATACACATCATAACAACCATCAATAATGTATTGCTGCGCTTCTGCGTCAGTGTATCCGTCTGTTGTGCTTATATAATATGTTATTTTATCTTTAAAATCCATAGTTTCCTTTGTTGCAGATTTGGAGCAAGCCCTTTATACGACTTGCTCCTAGTTCTGTTAAACTAATTAAGCGGATTCCTGAGTAATAGTTAACTTAGCATCTGCACCAGAAAATCCAAATGCATACCAGTTAGTTCCATCGCATATTAAATCGCAATAGTCTCCTGGTACAGCACCATTAACAAAAGTAATAGTGTCTGCATCTGCATCGGATTGAACAGCAGTTACTGCATCATCTCCAGAACTATAAGTAGTTCCAACTATTATGTTAGCACTACTATTAGTTACTATTGTTGGTGCAGCTCCTGTAGCTGTTAAGATAACTTTCAGCTCATACCCTTTAGAAACAGCAGGTAAGGTAAGCACATTAGCTGCGCTACCATCTAAGAAAACAGTTTTCCCAGAATCTGCTAATTGTAAAGTTGTATCAGCTGATACTACTTTAACTCCGCCATTTGTTCCACCAATATAAGGTCTAGCCATTTCTTAGCCCCCCCTTACGCTGTGATTTTAATTAACGAATGTGAGTTAATGTTAGTAATACCAATTCCCTCATCAGACATGTATTGATCTTTAACGCCATCATACGCATTATCAGTTTTGATATTTGTTTGATACATTGAAGCTCTATACTGTGAGTGGAATAGATTATCATCATCAACAACTAACATGTACTTGTTATATGGTCCTCTTAAAGCAGGAGTAGGAATCATTTGTAACATTCCATGAGGTGTTTCTAAAGTTCTGTAATTGAACCCTAGAGCATCTCTTTTCATATCACCAAGATTAACACTCCAACCATTGTTACCAGCAAAACCAGCGTTACCAGCCATTTTAGACCAGTATCCTAGTGCACCAGCACCAACAAATGCTTTTTTAACACCTGAAGTTGGAACATATTGGAATATTTTTTCCATATCATCAACAAAGTTACTATATGTGTAACTTGCTTCAGAACATGAAAATATGTTTTGATAATCGTGAGTTGTTGTAGCTTCACCATAAGCTTCAATAGCAGAAACAATACCATAAGTAGTTCTTACTTTACCTGCTCCTGAACCTGCTGGAGTAGCTATTGAACCTACTGCTGCACCGTTAATACCACCATCTGCAAATGATTCGCCTATTGCTGATGAATCGTTATATCCATCTGATTGAGCTGAATCTTGCAATCCAGTACCACCTAAACGCTTACCAAATAAGAAAGCTCTTTCTTTTTGGATTTTGTGTTCTTGTGATTTTTGCATTCTCAACCTAGCTAGTTCAGATGATTCACCTCTTAAAGCTGCTTCTAACAATGTACCAGTAATTTCAAGAGGATTCTTAAAAATCTGACAAGAGTTATAAACTACTTTAAGTTCATCTGACCAAGCTTCAGGTGAATAACCACCTTCACCGTGTGCATTACCAATAACATGAAATACATCACCAGATGCTACGTCAATAGCACCTCCAACTGGTGTAAATTTAATTGTATCTGAATCGGTAACAGTTGTTACTATTCCAACACCTCTTTTAGTTGTTTCAGTAGAATCCCAACATTCAAGTTCTAAACCAAGCCATGAAGCATTACATGCAGGTAATCCTACAATATTAGCTACATCCATATTTCCTGATTCACTACCATCAGTTGCGTTTGCTACATCTGTACCAGAAGTAAAACTTTGTTTTACCCAAGGTTGTTTGTGTTCGAACATTTTAAAAACGGGATCTGGAACATTTCTTGTTTCTTTATTAGCTATAACAGTTGTAAACGGAGTTACGTCCGTCCACAATTCTTTTACAACTTGAGGATCGATGTAAAAATTACGTCTATCCGTAAAGAGAACTCCAGATGCCGATAGATCTTTTGCTGCCATCTCATTATCTCCTAATTAACCCTTCACTCAACTGCTATATAAGCCTTCGGTCAGGGATAGATTGTTTATTATTTTTTCCATGCCAGCATACTTTGATTAAACAACTGCTCATCACTCATAGGTGCTTGAGAAGTTCCACTTGTTACTGCTGTGGATTGAGGAACTTTCATTCTTTCTTCTCTTTGTTGATACTCAGCGACTTTTTGTTGTGATTGCATTTGCTCTCTACTTGGTGCATGATTCATTTCATACACTTTAAATAAAGTTTCAAATGTAACATTACTTGGATTTTGTAGCCAATTAATTGCATCGTTTGCTTTATTAGCATCCCAGCCAAGAGTTTGAGTAGCATAACTTACAGCTTGATTTTGAGCTTGTTGCTCTCTTTGAGCTTCGTATGCTAATGTTTGTTGCTCTTGTCTATATTCGTCTACTTTACCATAGTAATCTAACATATCGTCTCTATATTTATCAACAGACAACCTATATTTAAATGAATCGCTGTCTGGATCATTGTATGCGTCTACCTCGTTGTAAGAATGTGGTTTTTCAGGACGATTTGGAGCCTGCAATGAATTCTGCTGCGCAGGTGGTTCATTGGAAGGCGATTGCTGTTCTAAATTTTGCAAGATCTGGGGGTTTTGTTGTATAGCATTTGCAACAGGTCCCATCATGTTCTTATATTGTTCAAACTCTTGACTCATTCGATTAAGCTCACCTTGTGTCTTGTCGTGCTTCGATTGCCAGTATTCATAACGATCGGTATCTTGTTTTTCTTGTTTTGGGACAGCATTAGCATCACTTGCTAATTGTCCTATAGAAGTTTCAGCTGTTGGGTTAACCATATCACCAGTAACACTTAATTTAGGTTCTTCGGGCATAACGCCTGCTTGACCTATTGGTGCTTTTGCTGGATCTGTTGTTTCCATTACTGCCGCTTCTGTGTTTATTACGTTTTCCATGTTTCTCCTAGTTTGTCATTATCAGCAACTATTCATCATCGATACCTAACAACTCCTCATTCATAACTCTTTGAGGACTGTCGACTTCTTTAACAATAACGTCAACTTCGTCCTTAATTTGTTTTAAGTGGTCATTAGTTCGATGTTTGTACAATTGAGATGCTGCTTTCATATCTGCTTCTAGTTTTGCTAGCTTCACCTCAAAATCTTTTAATTCAACACGTTTTCTATCATGCAGTGATTCACGCTGTGCAGTTTGAAGATCACCTTTAAGTTTTTTGATTTCTTCTTGTGCATTTTGCATTTGAGATTGCATTTGTTGCATTTGACCTGCTCTCTCAAGAACACCTTCCATGTCAGCTACGTCTGTTTGTTTTAATAACTCTACTTGATCTATAACTCCAAGTGAGTATAATTCTTTATAATATTCAAATCTTGCCCATCTATTAGAAGGTAATGTAGAACCAGATACAACTTGTACGTCATATCGACCTACTGTAATATCATTTACTCTACCTAAAATTGCATTAGTTAAATCATCAAATACTAATTCATTAACTTTAACATCTTTAGGACCTCTATTAGGCTGTATAATTCTAAATGTTTTTTCATCTGTATATATCCATTGTATCATTTCAATAACAAGTAAACCTAATTGATTTAACATTGCTTCAATGTCATCTTTTTTAGATCTAATACGTCTTTGACCAAACTCATCAAGTGCTATAGTTCCTTTATATGTTGTAGGAGCAGCACCTTGATCACCTTGCATTAATGCATATATACCTAAAATTCTTTCTATGTCAGCTTTAGCTTCTCTTTCGTTGTTATATAATTCGTTTGGTAACGGAACAGGGCCAGCAACAATTGGCTGTCCTAATTCAGGATCAAACTCTATAACAGCAGTACCTGCTCTGCCCCACTCTTCTTCTAAGTTCTTTTTATCCATAGAACCTCTAGGTATAAGTAGCTTAACATTAGTAGAGCTAGAAGCATGTGCTATAATTAAACTTCTAATTTTATTAACATATTCTTGTAAACCTTTAACTAGTCTAACATCACTTTGAGGAAACGGGTTTCTATCGTGATGATTCATTAAAGTAACTATTGGATATACAGAAATAGGTTTCATATAATCAACAATAAGTTGGTCGCCTACAGATATAATGCATCTTACTCTATCACATTTTATTGGAGTAATTTGTATCATATTATCTTTTACTAAATCATTTATAGTAATAGGAATTAACCTAGTAGTAGAGTTAGGAATTGAACCTGCTCTTTCTTCTCCTGGTAATTGCACTATTTGCTGAGTAGCAGGATCCATAAACTCATGAAACTCGCCATTAAACTGATCGTACATTTGTTGCGTTCTTTCTACTTCTTGTTTAGCTGTAACGTATATAGGATCTACACCTCTTTTATGTATAACAAATGCTGGATTCTTTAAATATTCCTGAAACTGCTCTTCACTTAAAACACGTTCTCTTGGTTCATAAGGATCATATACCCTAACCATAGGCATTTTAACTTTAGTAAATCTTTCCATTACTTCTAATTCTCTATCATCATCAAGAGCACTTACAGTTGCACCTTTATTATAAGGACCAACTTGTTGATTGTATTCTGAATTATCTCTTGATGTTGGATAATTACCTAGTATACTAGTCTGATCTGCATTTTGTATTTGCTCTGCATAATCAGGATACTTCAATAATAATTGTGATTGCATTGTTTTCTTTGCAATAATAATATGATTAGCATCTTGACAAAACGGATCTCTTGATGCTGGATCAATATATACATCCATTGGGTCTATAGACTTAAGACATACTTCGCCTTTACCAAAATCACCATTCATATCTGGATAAGCCATAATACAGCCCATTCCTTTTACGTAGTAATCATCAATAGCTTGTTTTAATACAGTATTACCATTAGAGGTATCCCATATATATTCCATTAAGTCAGATAGTACTCTACCTGTCTTAACATCACTATCTTCCCTGCCTGTAGCTTGGAATCTTGGTTTGTTTGTAGTAAGAAGAGCTTTTGCTTGTTCAACCGCACTATGTATTACATTTACAACAACAGGTGCTTGGTTTCTAGATTTTAATGTTTCTACTTGAGTTTTAGTCCATTGGACACCAGCTCTAAATTCACTATCTTCAGCTGCTTGTTTTGCCCATTCGGTTTTAGCTCCAGAGTAATCTCGTAAAAGGTCTTCTGTGAGTTTGACTTCATTATTTGTTTCTGGCATATGTTTTCTTTAATTAGCTAATTAAAATTGCTATTAATATAAAAACACGTTACACTGTCATCCAAGACTCATTTTGAAATTTATTACGAAAACTAGTATTTTCTGGGGAATCCTTATCAGAATCTTCATGGAAAGGTGGATAAATACCCTTATTAGCATAAAACATACCATCTAGTAAATCGTCATGTTTTCCTCTGGGATAGAGAAGTAGCTCATCTCTCAGTTCAATCATTTCTTTAGTAATATATACTTTTCCCTGTGCAAAGTATGGTTGTAGTGTTTCTAATCTTGATGATTTAGAATTACGAGGTCTTTCTTTTATTTCCAATCCTGATATAAATAATTTTTCTTCTTCACATCTTTTCTTTACATACTCTCTAAGCATTTCTTGATAACCAACTGACTCTATTCTGGTTTTTACAGGTTTATATATTTTGAACTGATCAATTATTGATTCTGCCAAATTCATAGGAGTAGCCCTTTGTCTATAATACGGAAGAACGAAACGATTACCATCCTTGTCTATTGCTATACTAACTATTGTGCTGTAGTCAGCTGTTTGTGCTGTTGATGACGCAGGATCTACTCCCATGAATATGTTTACTGCCCTGACTTGCTTATCAGTTCCTTCAAAATCTGTTAATTCTATATATGCTTTTTCGTTATGATGTATAATCTTACCTTTATAGTAATTTATATATTCTTCTTTAAACAATTGGTCTTCATCACCAACTATTTCACATAAATACTCTCTGTAAAATACACTAACACGACCAATTGACTCTAATTCTTCTTTTTTCTGTTTTAATTTCTTAACTGGCTGCCATTCTTCCCATAATGCTTTATTATTGTCTAAATCTGGCTTAAATAAGAAATTTAACCAACCTTTCATTTCTTTTAATGTCTCCACCATACATCTTTGGTGTATTGGTGTACCAATAATTGCAATTCTACCTTTTATTGGATCTAATGATGGTATAGCAGACTGCAATAACCATCTTAGATTGCTTTCCATAGCTTCTGCTGTCTTTGTATTGTTTTCATCTTCTGGATCATCTACAATAATTAACGTAGGTCTTTGATTACCGTGCTTAATACCACGTAACTGCTGACCAGTACCTTTGCATATAATCATAGTACCATCTTTTAGCTGCACTTCTGTTTTAGCCCATGCTCTAGCAGAGTTCATTCCCCAGTATCCAAACATTTGTCTAAATGTAGCAGAAAAATCTAGTACATCTTTTATAGTACCTAGTAGTTTAACTGCATGATCTTGCGTTCTAGATACCAATACTATAAGCTTTGGACCTTCATCAAACATTATATGCCATAATGGAAATACACCACCTACTATAGATGACTTAGCATGACCTCTAGGTGCTATAATATTTATCTGTTTATTCTCTGATTTAAGTAATGACTCTGCAATAGTATAGTGAAAATCAGGAGAAGCAGCAGAAAACATATTAGGCATAGCAATCTTGCCAAATAGAATCATATTTTCTTTTAATTTATTGAGTATCTTCTCTTTCTTCAACTTTTCTCTCTAGTTTTAATTTTTTATCTTCTGATTCAATTGCATCTATAATCTTATTACTCATATCAAGTTCCATAGTATCTGTTGTTACTACTTTACCTGGCTTCATACTTAATAGATCCATAAAGTTATCTGCAACACGTAGCATATTAGACACATCACCTTTAGCTCTAGCTAAATCAATAGCTTCTAATTGCAAATCAAGTACTTGTTCTTGCGTAATACCCTTATCTATCAGTATTTCTTTTAACTTTTTCTCTACCATGTCTACTATCCTCTGTTTTTTAAATAATCTTCTTACTGTAGCCTCTGGACATTTCTGATCTGGTCTATATATCTTACCAATCATCTCCCAATCAGGCTTTTCGCCTTTAATTATGTCCGTAACATAAGCATTTACTGCATTTTTAGCTCTTGTTGTCCTAGCTTCTTTATCTTCCCACCTACTAGGTTTAACATGTGAGTAAACTCCTGCTGCTTTATTAGGCTCATATAAAAACTTAGACTTACTTGTTACCCATTGTACGCCATGTGCGCACTTAATAAAGGTCTTAGTTCTGCCTTTCTTATCAGTATATATATTTTTAGATATACAATCGCTAACATACCCATCATCTGACACTGCAAGATCTCCCTCATCTGCATGTCTCCAATCTATATACGCATATCCTAGCTTATTAGCTTCATCTTTCGTATATACCTCATAGCTTCTTACTTTCCCAGCTATTCTTCTTCTAATTGTATCCATATACCTCCTTAATTAAAGAACATAAACATAATTAACATAACTAACTTGTCTATTAGCCATAATACTATTAATAATGTTAATTTCTTTTCTATTACGTTAACTCCTACTACTCTTACAAACGTAATGCTCAAACATTACGTTTGTAGTAAGTATACGTTATCTCTACTTTCCACGTATTCTACTATATACGTCTACTCTTACTTTAATCCGTACTCTCCTTATAGTCACTTGGTGAAATTTTATCTAACTTCTGTTTGATAATACGTCTGGCTATCTGCTTTTCAGCTTCTATGATCTCCAGATACTCTGCAAAGTCTATATCTTCCTTACTTTCCTCGAATTTACCAGTGCTTATATCAAATATAGCATATTTCTTTTTCTTAGTCATAAATATAATATACAAAAGGAGAGTGCTATATATCAAAACTTATTTTAGAATGAGTGTGGAAGAGATTCAGTTAACCTACCCCCCTTGAATGTAGGGGTTGGGGTGTTCGATTAGGTTGAGTTGGTTACGTTAGTTCCATTCAACCTATTCTCACACACCAATCTATGTCCCCACCCACCCCACTCGCCTCGCCCAACACACGTGTGAGCTAACGGTGGTGTGTCCCCCGAGGCAGGAGGGGGTGAGACTACGATTAACTCAATCCTTACACACACACGATAGGTTATCTTTTACTAAATCCTTACATTGATTTGTGAGTGCTACACATTTACGTTGAAATTAATATGTACTCTTTATTTATGTATTGTTAATTAAACGTGAGGTAACACGATGAAACATTTACTTAAACTTGCTTACAAATTAGGTCAATTATCTTATAACTGTCCTAAGCCTTCTACTAAACCTTTTAAGGCTATGTATAAAGAATTTAACAATGGTAGAGAGCAAAGTAAAGCAAGTAAAATGTCTGATATGAACGTCAGATAACAATCAAAGAGCATACTACTTGTTAGTGTGCTCTTTTTTTATGTATAATTAAAAGGAGGCGTAATGAATTGCAGTAAATGTAAAGAAAAAATAAATACTTTTAAAAACGTATCTTGTCCTTGTTGTTCATTAGGAGTAATTAAAGTTTGTAAAGATTGCTTCGATTTTATAGAATATGGAAATAATCCTTTAACAATAAAAGATATAACTAACTAAAATATAAGAGCATACTATTAATTAGTTTGCTCTTTTTTTGTGTATAATGTTCATTATATTCCTAATATCTTCTACATACTTCATTATAAAGCCAATTAGTTGAAAGCAGATGTGTCAATCAATACCAATAGTAATCTTTCTTCTAGTTGGCTTCCTCTTTTTTTGTGTTCTGTTAAAAAAATAGAGGTTACTATGACAACAATAGGCAACGTTATTAAAGACTATTTAAATAGTTGGATAGAATGTGATTATTGCAATGATATGTGTAAAGTAGAATTAATTAAAAGTGATTGCAGAGATAATCCAATATGTAATGATTGTATAGACGATTATAAATGGAAAGGCATATAAAATAATAAAGATATAACCTGTGAGTCTCACGTCAGTATGAAATAGGACTACCGAGCAAGGTTATACTCTTTATTTATGCTTAAAAAAAGAGAATTAGAGAGGTGAGGTTATAATGTTGGGCTACATTTAGGTGGAGGTTAAATAATAACTCAAAAAGCACGGGAGTCCGCTATGAATTCTGAGAGTAATTATGGTAGCCTCTCTAATCTCTCTATTTTTACAAACAAAAAAGCCAATGAATAAAAAGCGTAATTTGTATCACATACGCTCTCTTTTTTTATGTTATGTTAGTTAAATAAACGCTTATTATAAGCAGAAAGGATATTCAAATGGATATCAAAGTTATATGTTGGCAGAAACAAGAAAATGATGATAATATTAAACATAAATCAATGAACAAAGATGTAGATTTTATATCAGTTCCAATTGAGTCTAATAATTTATCATTGACAGAAGATCCGTATCCTGAATGTTTAGATACATTAAAAGAAAATCTAAACTTTAGAGGCAATATTAGATTGTCGGGTTCGGGAAATTCTTATGTAATTTGGCGTGATGAGTTAAATGCAGAAGATGATATGGTAACTATTAAATTAGTTCCAAATCTAAGTACTAAATAATTAGTATAAAAGAGAGAGCCTCACGGCTCTCTTTTTTTTTGTTACTACTTAACGTACACGGGAAAAAAAATGAACTACTTAAAATTATATAAAGAACTATTTATACAACATAGCAATGTAGAAATAATGGGTGAAAAAGACTTTTATCAATTTATGAAAAGAGCAAACAGAGATTTATCAGCAAGAGCAAGATATATTATCGTAGAGATAATAATAGAAATAATGAATGATAAAACTTTTACAATGATAAATGAAGAAAGGGAAACGGATGAGTAAAAAACGTGAGATTCAAGATAGGTGGACTGAAATAGCGGAAAAACGAGTCTTAGGAAAGCAAATAGTAGCAGTTGAATATATGTCTGATGAAGAAGCAGAACATATGAGATGGGGTAATAGACCAGTAGCATTTAAATTAAGTGATGGTACTTGGTTATACCCACAAGCTGATGATGAAGGAAATGATGCTGGAGCTATGTATCATGCAAACAAGGAAGATAGCGAAATATTCCCTGTTATAGGAATAGGCGATTAACATCTGTAATAGAATCAACCCAACTATTCTAATTATATCTAAAACAGATCGGGTAATGCATTCGTTGATGTAAAAAGAGGAGCAGAAATTGCTCCTTTTTTTTGTTGTTTTTTTGTAAATTATAACCCTTACAAAGGAGAGATATGGGAAAAATGAAAAATAAAGTAATGGACTTTCTTGACGAAGGAGGTCGTGATTTAGGATTTGATGAAAATCAACTACCTAAACTTGAACATATGAGTAATATAATAGCACAAAGAATACCAATATGGGAATATTATCATTCAAGCAAAAGAGACTATTACCAAAGTAAAAATATAGATATGTTCAAAGGAGGTAAAGATGAGTAAACTAACAATACTATCTGTACTTTCAAAAATATTTGCACATACAACTTGGGGTATAGCAAATTTGTACAGAGCTACAAAAAATGTAAGCAGAAATGTGGTAAACTCATTTAGATCTGATTGTAAATATAATGTAGAAATATTTAAAGATGCAGAGCAAATGGCTGTAAAACACAATTTATCACATCAACAACTACTACAAGTTATAAATACATTGTCTGTGTTTAAAAACTTGTCATTAATTGTATATACATCAGATGGTAAAGGAGAACCTGTTGTCATTGATGTATAGACATTTTGTAGGAGATACAAAAGGATGGGTTGAGGTCAAGAAATCAGAACTTGCAAGGTTAGGATTGCTTGACTTCATCTCATCAAGTTCATATGTAAAAAATGACAATGTTTATCTTGACGAAGATTTAGATTTCTCTTTTTTTTTGTATCATTTAGGTAACGAACCTGAATTAATACAAGTAGAAGTAACAGATGATTACTTTAATAAATATGAGAAATTTAAAGGAGAGCAATAATGAGCACAAGAGCAGCAATAATAAGAACAGTATTTAATGTAGATAATAATTTTGACGAGATAAGAATAATGAATAAGTATGAACTTAAATCATATATACGTGAAAATAGATCTATACAAAAAGTTATAATGAGAGGTAGATATAACGAAGATGAAAGAATGTTATCATCAAAAGTTATATATGCTAAAAATAGATTAAGATTAATGTAAATGTTGCCTGGCATACGCAGGATCAGTTTAAATGCATCTCGAGAGCACTGACAAAGTATGCCAAAACTTAGTCCAACTCTGAAACAAAGGAATGAAGAGGTAAGGATGATGACCTAAGTATTTTCAATACATCTTGGTGGACGATGTTGACAATATACTAACATGGTCGGGGGACGACATGGCTGATCACTCAATACACCTCGAAAATAACAGATGGTTCGCCCCAAAGAATTGAGAAATAGAAGTAAGCAAACCCATATTACAATCCCGCACTACAGATGCTTGCTTCTAATTTCTCTTTTTTTTCGTTAATATTAATAATTACGGAGGTAATATGAGTTTTGACGTATCAAAATGGCACGAAGATAGAATAAAAGCAAGAAAAGAACAAGCAAAGTCGTATAAATTATTAAACAAGTATTTAAAAGGACTTGGCTATAAATATATACGAGTATGGTATGAAGGATGTGGTGATTCTGGTGAATGTTATCATGCAGAAGGTTGGAAAGGTAAAATAGATCTTAAAGTAACAAGTAATGGAAATACTTGGCATGATCATTATCAAACTGAAGCATGGAATCATAATAAAGAAGAAAACTTTGATAAATATAAGAATTTTACAAGAAATCAAGTACAACTTCAAAAAGATTATGATAAATTCAGAGAAAAACATCCTGATTTAAAACTTCAAAGTGAACTTCATTATGAACTTGTAGATCTTGTTGATTATGATTGGTATAACAACGAAGGTGGTCAAGGTGAAGTTCTTTGGGATTTAGAAAAAGAAAATCTTACTGTAAATGGTGAACAAAATGTACGTGCTTGCAATGATGTTACAGAAAGATATTTTCTTAATGGTGATGATCCAGAGTTTGGTTATGACAGTGAGTTGCACGAAGTATGAAATCAGTGCATCATTGTAAATCAAGTGTAAAGTTATTTGGTGGTAGAGAAGGTGACTACTACCAAATACACGCTTGGTTTGACGAAACTAAGGATTATTATGGTGATTTACGCCATAGAGCACTAAGACATCACACTCAAGGTATTAAAGAGTGTGAAAAGAAGTTTGGAATAATAATAAATAACTCAGATAACAAAGATGTTCCTGTTAGATCAATAGCAGAACAGCATATACGTGAGGATTTAGGATTTATTCCAAGTGTTCAAGATTGGCTTAGTAGTATTAAACCAAAACCTTGGATGGCAAGCACCAAGAAAAATGTACTAAAGAAACACACTTTAATGTAGTCATGTCAGTCACGGAGATACTTGTGAGCATATGCAATATTCCTGATCTCTAAGAGAACCTGTATGGCACTGTATTAACTAAGCTGAATAAGCCCAGCCGACACAAAACGATTTATCGTATTGAGGGTTACAGTTGCATTGACTACATTAATAAATAGAGCCTGTAAGATTACTGTCAGGATGAGCTATGGGATGATCAAGATCATACATTTGCAATAGAACTACCTTGCAGGCTCTATAAAACTAAGGAATAATATGAAATATGTAAATAGAAAAGCAATGATAATAAGAGAATCTGGCAGAAGCAGTGATTTTATAACACCAAGCTTTGGTTATGGTTGTTTATATAAATGTAGCTACTGTTATATGCGTAGACATGTTAAAAAAGGCTTAACAATAGCCAAAAATACAGAGCAAATCATAGATGCTATAGCAAGACATCTATGGCTATTAAAGTGGCCTAAAGAACCCAATCAGACACATAGTAAATATTACACATATGATTTTAGTTGCAACGAAGATTATGTATTACATGCTAAATATCATGATTGGGAATACTTATTTGATTACTTTAAAAATGATCCAAAGGCAATGGGTACTGCTGCAACAAAATATGTAAACAAAAACTTATTGTCTTACAATGCTAATAGAAAAGTCAGAATAAGATTTAGTATTATGCCGCAAAAACTATCAGATATACTAGAACCTGGTACATCTAAGATTGTAGATAGAATAAAAGCGGTAAATGACTTTTATGAAGCAGGATATGATGTTCATTTAAATTATTCACCAATAATCATGTATGAAAACTTTCAAAAAGATTATAATGATTTATTTAAACTTGTGGATTCTATTGTAGATGAATCTATAAAACATAAAGTAAAAGCAGAATGTATATTTTTAACACATAACAAAGAAATGCACAAATACAACGTTATAAACGATGTAAATGGCGAAAAATATTTATGGCGACCAGACTTGCAAGAACCTAAAACTTCTGAGTATGGTTGTTTAAATATTAGGTATAACCGACATAACAAAAAACAATATATAAAAGATTTTAAGCAATTGCATAACACTGTTGTGCCTTGGCAAAAAATTAGATATATATTCTAAAATTAAGAGAGCCAATAACTGGTCCTGTAAGTCCTAGTCCAAGGTTAGTAGCTACTAAATACTGATATAATCAAACTGCAAAGGTGGTTCAGTCTAGGCAAAGGAATATGTGAGGCTCTCTTTCTTTTTGTTATCTTTTAATTAAGGAGAAAAATATGAAATGGACATGTATTAAATGTGAGTTTCCCTATCAAGATATTGTTGAAGGAGACGCAGAAGAAAGAATGTGCTATAAATGTTTAGAAGAAGAAAAAGATGTGTAAATTCTATTTAAACAAATCACGTAAGTATCAGAAAATATTAAAACGTAACAAGGATGGTATCTTTGTTAATGTAGATCATAGGTTTGTAGGCACAGTGCAGCTTAAAAGCGGAACAACACTGAATATAAAAATACACGAAGGTTATAAACCAGGTGGACCAGCAGGTACTATAACCAAGAATCCTAATAAATTAATAATTGATATTAAGGAGAAGAAATGAATCAATTAAAATTATATAAAGAACTATTTTCAACTCGTTCTTATTGGGAAGAAATTCCTGATGAAGATTTATGGGAAGATGGAGAAATAAATAATCAAAAAGAACTAATGGATAAAATAGAACATAATCTTTTAATTACAGGCAAATGGAAACTAATAAGGAGAAAACAATGAAGCAAGATCCAAGAGAAGTAACGTTATTTGAAATAGAAAAGAATATAGATAATCTAAATAGTTTAGATGATTTAGAGAAAATACAAGATTACCTTATACATAGAAGAAAGAAATTAGCTAGAGCAAATGGATTTAATCTTATTGTAGGACAAGAAGTAAGAATAAATGGTTCTGGAAAGGTAGATAAAGGTAAGATTGTTAAAATAAATAAGACAAGAGCAGTTGTAGATTGCTATGATAAGTATAGAGATCAAATGGTGCATTATACAGTACCATTTTCAATGATAAGAGTAGATTAAGGAGATAAAAATGAAACAAGTACCAGAATGGTATAGTCCAATAAGAAAAGTACCTTTAGAATATATGGGTGTAAAATCAAATGCATGGTCAGTACAAATAGAAAATTTAACTGACAAATCAGAATGGCAAGAACTAGGTGTAGTTAGCGATAATTATTTATTAATAGATAATACAAAAGTAGAAGAGTTAATAAATGATATTGCAGCAGCATCAGGTTATCAATGGGAGCAAGATAAGATATTTTGGAATGGTAAACAATTTATGTATTCCATGGTATCAAAAGACGCATCTCAAAATCACAATGTAAAAGTTGATGATGATTTAGGTCTTGGTATGATGATTTGGAATAGCTATGATGGATCAACAGCATTGCAATTTAAATTATACATACAGAGATTAGCTTGTCTTAATGGTATGATTTCTAATGATGTATTTAAATCTTTTAGGTTTAAACATGATAAGAACTCCGCTAATTACGAAGATGAGATAATGGAAGCTGTAAAGTTAATACAAGGATCAGATGATAAAATTAGATATGTAATTAAAGCTTTAAGATATATGTCAGACGAAGCTTTAGACATAGATAAATTAAGTTTAATAAGAAATGATTTCTTAGACAAACTACCTGTATCTTTGTTTGGAAATATAGTTGATAAATTATTAGATTATAAGCCTATGGAAATGCTTACAACGTATGATTTATTAAATGCAGGAACTAACGTAACATGGCATAAAACAAAGCAGACAAAGTCTGATTTTGACCACAATGCATACATAGTAGATGGATTAGTGGGTTATGCTAGAAAAGCAATGGGATAAACGACACGCCAGCGGTGAGCAGCTGGATACCAGTAATATTGGTAAGCTTAGTATATTAGCAGTCGGATGCTATAAGCAGTAATGTCAAACACTAGTTTATCCCTAGTTTTGTCTGACAAACTAAAACACTTGATAGTGGGTGCGCACGGAAAACCAGAATAGTAACCTCTGTCTGGCTTGTGTTTTAGGATAAAGAAGAGAGTCTGTAATAGGCTCTCTTTTTTTTTGCTTTATACTCTTAAATAAAGTATATTTATAATCCAAATCGGAGGTAAAATGGACAATAATCAAACGGAAAAACAAATTCCTAAAATAGAATATATAGTAGAAGATCAATCGCCTACAGTAGGCAAAATAGCACTAGCATTGTCAAAAGCACAAGCTAATATATCAGGTGCTAGTAAAAACGCAGTTAATCCATTCTTCAAGAGCAACTATGCAGATTTAAACATAGTTATTGAAGCATGTAGAACGCAACTGTCAAAGCAAGAAATTGCTTTTACACAAGGTAACAGATTCAAAGATGGTGTATTTCTTGTAGTAACAAAGTTAATACATTCATCTGGTGAATGGTTATCAAGCGAGATGGCATTACCAATGCCTAAAGGAGCTAATGCACAAGCAATAGGTAGTATTAATACTTATGGTAGAAGATACGGTTTAGCATCTATGGCTGGTGTAGCTCAAAAGGATGACGATGGTAATGAGGGATCAGGTAAAGTAAACAAAGTAAACGAATGAGGAGGTACAAATGGATTGGGTAACTAGCGGTAGCAGTTCTGGATCAAAGAGTAAAGACAATATATTTGTCGATAAAGTTAAGATTGCAAAAGCAGAAATTAAATATGGTGTCAAAGAAGATTGGCAAACATATTCAGATGATATTTCTGTGCATCTAACATTAGACATCGGTAAAGATTTCCAACCTAATATGTATATAGGTGGTAATTACAAGAAAGACGATGTAAGTGGTGAGATTGTAGGATGGTCAACAGCATTTAAAGTAAAAATGTTCTTTGACTCTATAGGATTACCAATAATGTTAGATAAAGGCAAGAATCCGCAATCTAGCAGATTACCAGCTGATGCAGAACAAAGACTAGTAGGTAAAGAGTTTCTAAGATTAACATACATTTCTACTAAAACTAAACGTGATGGTGGACAATTATGGAAAGATTGGCAAGAAACTAGAATGCCTAATTATGAAGTAAGTAAATTCAAAGCAGACTTTAAAGATTCTGTAGGTAAGAACTATGTTAAGGATTTTCAAACTTCAGAAGAATCATCAGAAGGTGATAGCCCTTGGTCAAATGACGATCAGTTCCAAGGGATGCCAACTTAATGACAACTAAAGAAATAATTCTTAAATATCTTACAAATAGGATAAATGAAGGAGTTCCAGTAATATCTTCAATACATATTGAAACACGATTACCAGAGTATGGTAGAGTGTACCATAATATTACAAGACTGCCTTCAGCTTATTCTAGAACATGGCGTAAGATAAGAGAGAATAAAGAATATAGTGAAATAGGTGTCATTGATTTGAAAGAAATATCTAATCAAAACAAAACTAAGACATGGCAGATAATAACGTAAAATACGTAGAATTAGCAATAGGTTCTGTATCTAACAGAGCCTATGCTATTCGTCCAGAACATATAACTAAATACATAAAACCTAACCAGGAATTGTATCGTAGTCTATTTGTGCTAGATAATACAGCTTTTGAGCATTTTAGAGACAAAGGATCTATAAAATCGTACAAAGGTACATATTCATTAAATAGCATAATATATGATATAGACAGAGGTAAAAAGACTGGTGAGGATACAAGACAAAGAGCAATAGCATTTATCAATACATTAATAGAACAAGGTGTTGATAAAGATAAGCAGCTGCATATATGGTTTAGCGGCAGAGGTTTTCACATAGAAATACCAGATCTTTATGGTTTTGAAGAAAGTGAAAACTTACCTTATCAAGTAAAAATGACTATTGACAGTCACTTTGGTAAACTTGTAGATAATATATATGACAAAGGTAGACTTATACGTGTTGGCTACACAATTAATATGAAAAGTGAGCTATATAAACTACCATTGTCTTTTGCTATGTTAAACGATATGACATATCAAGAAATATGTGAATATTGTCAAACACAAAAACAAGACTATCATCATAAACCTTTTAATCTAGATAGTGTCTATCCATTATGGGAAGACAAAGTTCTTGATGTAAAAGAGTTTAAAGATGAAGAAAATACCAAAGTATCTAATACAAATCTTAATGCACATGTTACTTGTGTGCAAAAGATGTGGAAATCAGATAAAGAAGGTGAACGACATATAACACTACTTAGGATGGCTAATGGTTGGCGTAGAATGGGCATTCCTAAAGAAGGTGCTATTAAAATGTCAGAATATAATATACCTTCATTAGATCATAACGAAATTCTTAAAATAATAGATGACGTATATGCATGGGAACACAATGGTTATAGTTGTAGTGATACAATTATGGAAAAGTATTGTGATCCAATATGTAAATTCTATAAGAATAAAAACTATGGTCTTGAAGTTCTTAATGTAAAAGAGCTTTCTAGTAAACTAAAAGACTTTGTACATATGGATATGGACACTAATAGTTTTAATCTTAAAGACCATTATCCTATGAATACTGATTATAGATTCTTACCTGGCGAATTAGCAATACTGCTAGGTGATACTAAATTAGGTAAAACAGCATGGCTACAAAGTCTTATGGTAAAACTATCTCATATGAATATAATGTATTTATCATTAGAGGTTGGTGACTGGCTTATATTTAGACGATTCTTGCAAGCAGGCAATGGCATGTCAAAGCAAGAAGTAAACGAAATATACAGAACATATGATGAAGAAAATGTCGCTAAAATAAATGATAAAGTAAAACATATCAAAGTAATGACTACTAGTCCAGATATAGATTCTATGAAACAACTAATAGCAGATAATCAGCCACAGATTGTTTGTATAGATACTATAGATGCAATAGAAGTTAAATACAATAATGATCCATTTACTAAAATGGAGAAGATAGTTAATAGTTTAAAACAAATAGCAACTCAAATGGATGTTATATTCTTTGGTATATCTCATATATCTAAAGGTGCCTCT